CGCCCGACCGCGGAAGCCCAGGATCCGGGCACGATCGGGGTCCACATCTCGGCGCTCTATTCGCCGGTCGGGTGGTTCTCCTGGGAGAACATCGCGCGTCTCTGGGAAGCAGCGACCACCGACGAGGCCAAGCGCAGCTTCAAGAACAGCGTCCTCGGCGAGACCTGGATCGAGACCGGTGAGGCGCCCGACTGGCAACGTCTCTATGAGCGCCGCGAAAATTGGCAGATCGGCACCGTGCCGAGGGGCGGCCTGTTCCTGACGGCGGGCGCCGACGTCCAGAAGGATCGCATCGAAGTTGATGTGTGGGCTTGGGGGAGAGGTCTCGAAAGCTGGCTCGTCGACCACATCGTGGTCGAAGGCGGACCCGAGCAAGCCGAGGCCTGGGACGAGCTTGGTCTCGTCCTCGGTCGCACCTGGTTGCATGCGCACGGTACGCGGATTGGAATCGCGAAGCTCGCGATCGACACCGGCTATGAGGCGCCGGCCGTGTACGCTTGGGCACGCAAGATGGGTCACGCGCAGGTCGCGCCCATCAAAGGTGTGGACGGCTTCAACCGGACGGCGCCGGTCGCAGGCCCGACGCATGTCGACGTCACCGAAGGCGGCAAGAAACTGCGCCGCGGTGCGCGGCTCTGGACGATCGCGGTTGCGACCTTCAAGAGCGAGACCTACCGCTTCTTGCGCTTGTCGACGCCGACCGATGAGGAAATCGCGGCGGGCGCCAAGTTCCCGGTGGGCTACGTCCACCTGGCGCGCGGCACCGAAGCGGAGTGGGTCAAGCAGCTGGTCGGCGAACAACTCGTCACGGTGAAGACCAAGCGCGGCTTCAGCCGGCTCGAATGGCAGAAGCTGCGCGAGCGCAACGAAGCACTCGACTGCCGCGTCTACGCCCGCGCGGCCGCGTGGATCGCGGGTGCCGACCGTTGGACGGAGGCCATGTGGCGCGATCTCGAGCAGCAAGTCGGCCTCTCGGGAGAAACAGCGGACGATCCGTCGGGCGATACGGAATCACCGGCTGACAGCGTTGCCGGTGTCATCCGGCGGCGGCCCGAGCGCCGCAGCCGGCGCGTGTTCCGATCGAGCTATCTGAGCTGAACCCATGACACTCGAAGAGATGACGGCGCAGCGCGATGCATTGCTTGCGGCGCGCTTCCGCGGCGTGCGTACGGTCGAAATCGACGGCCGGCGCGTGACCTACGCGTCGGATGCCGAGATGGCGGCCGCGATCACGGATATCGAGCGCCGGATCGCTGCGGCCCAAGACGGTGGCCGCAAGCGCCGAATTCTCACGTCGGCTTCGAAAGGACTCTAAGCTCGTGGCCGTTTCGCTGAAAGCTTTCCGGCGCCGGGTCGGGGCGTTCATCGGCGGGTTCGAGGCAGGGCTCGCCAACCGCCGTCTCAAGGGGTTCCAGCCGAGCCGGGCGCATCTCAACACGCTGATTGCGGCGGCCGGCCCCGACATCACGGCGCGCGCTCGCTGGCTCGTGCGCAACAACGGTTATGCCGCGAACGCGATCGAGAGCTGGGCCGGCAATGTGGTCGGCGCCGGCATCAAGCCGTCGTCGCTGATCACCGACCCCGAACTCAAGGCACGGGTGCAACAGCTCTGGCTCGGCTGGACCGACGAAGCCGATGCCGAAAGCTTCACGGATTTCTATGGGTTGCAGCGCCGGGCAGCGCGCGAAGTGTTCATCGCGGGTGAGGTGTTCTTTCGGTTCCGGCCGCGCCGGCCACAGGACGGTCTGTCGGTCCCGCTGCAGCTGCAGATGCTCCCGTCCGAAATGCTGCCGCTCAACCGCAACGAAGGCATGCCCGGCGGCAATGTGATCCGCCAGGGCATTGAATTCGACGCGATTGGCCGGCGCGTCGCCTACCACTTCCTGCGCCGGCACCCGGGGGATTTCACTGATCCGGGTTTGGCAGGCGACATAGTTCGGGTGCCTGCGTTCGAGATCGTGCACGTCATCGATCCAGTTGATGCAGGACAGCTCCGGGGAGTGTCGCGCTTCGCGGCCGGCATCGTGAAGCTGTTCCTGCTCGATCAGTACGACGATGCCGAGCTCGATCGGAAGAAGGTCGCGGCGATGCACGCACTCTTCATCACGACGCCGGCCCCGGCCGAACCGCTTGATGCCGCGGAGGGACGCGACGAGAACGACGAACGCACGATCGACCTGCAGCCCGGCCAGATCACCATGCTGGAGCCCGGCGAGGAGGTGCAGACATCGGCCCCGGCAGACGTGGGCCAGACCTACGAACCGTTCCAGTACCGCACGCTGCTGCAGGTGTCCGCGGCACTCGGCGTGCCGTACGCGTACCTGTCGAATGACATGCTCAAGGCAAACTACTCGAACTCGCGGCTCGCGCTGCTCGAATTCCGCCGCCGCATCGAGGCCTATCAGCACGCCGTGATCGTCTGGCAGCTGTGCCGCCAGGTGTGGGCCCGCTGGATGGACACCGCGGTGCTCGCGGGCGCGCTCCAATTTCCGGATTACGACCGACGCCGGCGTGACTACCTGGCCTGCGGATGGCTGCCGCCGAAGTGGGACTGGGTCGATCCGCTGAAGGACGCCCGCGCTGAGATCGAGCAGATCGACGCCGGGCTCAAGAGCCGAACGCAGGCGCTCGCGGAGCGCGGCTACGACGCCGAACAAGTCGATGCCGAGATCGCCGCCGACAAGGCGCGGGAGAAATCGCTCGGCCTGACCTTCGGATCGGCCGCGCCCCTGAATGCGGCGCAAGCGCCGAGCGATCCCAACGCAACGGCTGACACCGAAGCTGCTGCCTGAATTCACCAACACCGGCACGCCCAAATGATCGACCTGCCCCATGTCGCGTCCCGCGTGTTCGGGACGCCTCTGATGATCGCGCGAGCGAAGCTCGAGGTGATCCTCGGTGTGCTCGCACCGCGCCTCGCCGGCAGCACATCGGAACCAATCGACACGGAAGCCGATCCGGCGCCGCAGACGTCGATCACTGTCGAGAGAATCGCGGTGGTGTCGGTCATCGGCACGCTGGTGAGCCGCTCGGGCTATCTCGCTGCCGCCAGCGGGCTCGTTTCATACGCCGATATCGGCGACGCAATTGCGGCCGCGATGGACGATCCATGCGTGCGCGGCGTCATCCTGGACGTCGACTCGCCGGGCGGCGAGGTCGGCGGTCTATTCGACCTGGTCGAGCAGATTGGCGCGATCAAGGCCAGCAATGGCAAGCCGCTATGGGCGGTGGCGAACGAGACCGCGCTGTCTGCGGCCTATGCGGTCGCGAGCGCCGCGGACCGGCTTTACGTGACGCGCACCGGCGAGGCTGGCTCCATCGGGGTCGTCGCGGTCCATGTGGACGAAAGCGGAGCTGACGCAAAAGCAGGCCTCGCCTGGACGTTCGTGTTCGCGGGGGAACGCAAGATCGACGCCAATGGCCACGAGCCGCTGTCCGAGCGCGCCCGGGCCACGATCCAGGCCGACGTCGATCGCCTCTACACCGAATTGTGCGGGCTCGTCGCCGCCAATCGCGGCCTGACCAAGGAGGCCGTGCGCGCGTCGGACGCCGCGATCTATCGCGGCGAGCTCGCGATCCGCGCCGGCTTGGCCGACCGCGTAGGCACGCTCGATCTCGCCATCGCCGAGATGGTCACCGAACTCGATCGCGCGGCATCCGCCGTGCGTAACACCGTCAACCCGACCCCGAAGAGGAGCCCGTCCATGGCGACGACCGAGACCGAACGGATTCAACGCGATGCGACCGAGCCGCAGCTGCCGCTCGCCTCGCAAGCAGCGCCGCAGGCACCGAATCCCGAACCCGTTCCACGGCCAACCCAAACGCCTGCACCTGTGGCTGCAGCTGATCCGGCGCCTGTACCCGGTCCGGCGGACCAGCTGCGTGCGGAATTCGCCGAGATCGCAGCGCTCGCGGCTCAAGCCGCCCGGCTCGGCGTCACCGTCGATGCCGCGGATGCCATGCGGAAGGGCATCTCGGCCGATGCGCTCCGCCGCTCCGTGCTCGATGCGCTCGCCGCGCGCGCCGAGGCGACGAGCGTCATTGCGGCGGCCCCATCCACGCCCATTGCGGGCGACAGCCCGATCGTGCGGCGTGCGAAGGAGCGCGCCGCGGCGGCGCGCGCCTGATCATTGAGGAGCACCAGACATGACCACTCTCACGAAGTCGCCGTCGCTCGGCGACCTGCTCAAATACGAGCTCAACGGCAACTACAACCGCGAGACCGTGACGCTCAAATCCGGCACGAACTACGCGCTCGGTTCCGTGCTCGGCAAGATCACCGCCTCGGGCAAGTATCGCCTGTCACCGGCCGCCGAAGTCGCCGGCGACGAAGGCGCGGAGGTTGCCGTTGCGGTGCTGATCGAGGCGATCGACGCAACTGCCGCCGACAAGGCCGGGCTCGTGGCCGCACGTGGCCCGGCGGTCCTGTCCAAGGCAGCGCTTGTGTTTGATGCATCGGTCGACGACTCGACCAAGACGGCAGCCAAGCACGCCGAGCTTTCTGCCGCGGGTCTCGTCCCGCGCGACACCGCTTGATCCAGACCGACCCTTCCGGTCATCCACCGCCGCTCTCACCACCACCATCATCATCATCGGGCCTCGACGGCAAAACCGTCGGGGCCTTCAGCTTTCAAGGACCCCATTCCATGGCACCCATGATCAATCCCTTCGACGCGGGCGGCTACACGCTCGCCGAGATGACCACAGCCATCAACATCCTGCCCAACATCTATACGCGGCTCGGCGAGATGGGCCTGTTCCGCTTCGAAGGCGTGACCCAGCGCAGCGTCATCATCGAGCAGGCCGAGGGCGTGCTCAACCTGCTGCCGACCGTGCCGCTCGGTGGGCCGGCAACGGTCGCCAACCGCGACACGCGATCCACGCGGTCGTTCACGGTGCCGTGGATTCCGCACGACGACGTTATCACCCCGCAGGATATCCAGGGCGTGCGCGGCTTTGGCGTCGCGGACGCCGCCGACCCGCTCGCCACCGTCATGGAGCGCAAGATCACCCGCATGCGCGCCAAGCACGCGCAGACCCGGGAATACATGGAGATCAATGCACTCCGCGGCATCGTCAAGGACGGCGCGGGCGTCGCGCTCTACGACTATTTCGACGAGTTCGGCCTCGCCCAGCAGTCGGTCGATTTCGTGCTCGGGACCGCCGGCACCAATGTTCAGGCCAAGTGCCGCGAGGTGCTGCGCAACGTCGAGACCGAGCTCAAGGGCGAGACCATGAACGGCGTCCTCGCGCTGGTCAGCCCCGGTTTCTTCGACAAGCTCATCAGTCACGCCAAGGTGGAGGAAGCCTACAAGTACTTCTCCTCGACCGGCGCCCAACCGCTGCGCGAGGACACCCGCAGGCGCTTCCCGTTTTCCGGCATCGTGTTTGAGGAATACAACGCCACGGTCACGCTCTCGACCGGCGCGACCGAGACGCTGGTGCCGGCGAATGAGGGCATCGCGTTCCCGCTCGGCACCCTCGACACCTTCGTCACCTACGGTTCACCGGCAAACCTGATCGAGACCGTCAATACGATGGGGCTGCCGATCTATGCTCGGCAGATTGCACGTCCTGACGGCAGCGCGATCGACGTGAAGACCGAGGCCTCGCCGCTGCCCGTCAACAAGCGTCCGCGCCTCGCGGTCAAGATTCTCACCAGCAACTGAGTGGCGTAGTGGACGCCTTCTCCGCGGCGACCGAGACGCTGTTCGGCGACCCGAACATCGCCCGCAGCGCGCTCTGGCGCGCGGGCGGTGCAGGCGGAGGGATTCCCGTCCGCGTCATCGCCAAACGGCCGGACCAGGTGGTCGGCTTCGGCGACAGCCGAGCGGTCCTGCCGACGATGCTGATCGACGTGCGCCGATCGGATGTGCCGGACCCGGCCACGGGAGACACGGTCGAGCTCGACGGTGACCTGTTCGAAATCATCGCAACACCGGTCGCCGACAGCTTGCGCCTGGTCTGGACCTGCGAAGCCGCACTGAGGCCGTGAACCCATGCGCTTCACGCTGAAGACGGACGATATCGCCAAGGGGCTCGCCGGCACCGAGGCGCAGATGGCCCGGTCCGTCACCGGCGCCATGCGCGAGGTGACCGAAGGGCTCAAAGCCGATCTGCGCGCCGATGTCGTCGGGGCAAACCTGGGGCAGCGCCTCGCCAATACCTGGCGCGGCAAGACCTATCCGCAGGCCGGCGTCAGCCTCGAAGCCGCGGCTTTCGTCTGGTCGAAAGCGCCCAACATCGTCGATGCCTTCGATCGTGGCGTCACGATCCGGTCGAGAAGCGGGTTCTGGCTCGTGATCCCGACGCCGGCTGCGGGTGCGACGGGTTTGAACGCGACCGGTGCGCGCAAGCGGATCACGCCGGGCGGCTGGGAGCGGCGCACCGGCATGCGGCTGCGCTTCGTCTACCGCCGCGGACAGCCGTCGCTGCTCGTCGCCGACAATGCGCGGTTGAGCAAGAAGGGCTTGGCCCGCCCGAACACCGGCCGCCGCCGCGGTGGCGGTCCTTATACCCGTCTCATCGGCCGCTCGACGGTGGTCGTGTTCATCATGGTCCCGCAGGTCACACTCAACAAGCGCCTCGATATCGAGGCCATGGCGCGGCGCTGGGACGACCGTGTCGGCGGCATCATCGCACGGCATTGGAGGTGAGCGTGCATCACGGACGGTTCGCGATCCTCATGACTCTCCTGTCGTTCGCCTTCATCGCAGCCGTGCTGGTGGTGACCGCGCCGTGAGCAGCAAGCGCGAACAGGTGCTTGATGCGGTCGTTGCCTTGATCACCGCGGCGGTGCCGGGGGCAAAGGTCGAGCGCAACTTGGCGAAGCCCGAACGCATCCCGTCCGGCGGCCTCGTGATCATCCGCGATGGCGATCCTGGCGAGCCCGAGGTCACGCTGTCGCCCCTGACCTATGTCTTCAGCCATCGCATCCCGATCGAGGTCGCGGTGCATCAAACGAGCGACCCGCGCGAACAAGAACTCGATGCAGTCCTCGGCCGGATTGGACTGGAGGTCGCTGCCAATCGCACGCTCTGGGGACTGTGCGATTTCTTGGAGGCGGAAGCGCCGGCCACGGCCGATGTCGAAACGGCCGGCGCGCTCCCCGGCCGCTGGGCCGATGTCACGATCGTCGCGGTCTACGGCACGCCCGATCCCCTGAACTGAATTCCATCAACCTTGGGAGACACCCATGGCACGCGCCAGAGGCGCCAACGCCGTCATGGCTGCGGCGTTCGAGTCCACCTACGGCACCGCACCCGGATCGGGATACAAGAAACTGCCGTTCGTCTCCTCCGAACTCGGCGACGAGCAGAACCTGATCGCCAGCGACCTTTTGGGCTACGGCCGCGAGCCGCTGCCCCCGAGCCGCGACGTGGTCAATAACGAGGGCGATATCGTCGTCCCGGTGGACCTGCGGAATTTCGGCTATTGGCTGAAGCTTTTGATGGGCGCGCCGGCCTCGGTCGAGGACACCGGCGTCTTCACCCACACCTTCGTCTCGGGCGCGTTGACGCTGCCGTCGATGGCGATCGAGATCGGCATGCCGGAGGTCCCGAGTTACGGCATGAACGTCGGCGTGCGCGCCAACGCCATGAAAATCCAGCTGCAGCGCTCGGGGCTCCTCAACGCGACCATGAGCCTGATCGCGCAGGGCGAGACCAAGGCCACGTCATCGGGTGCCGGCACGCCGAGCGAGGCGCCGATCGAGCGCTTCTCGCAGTTCATGGGCGAGATCAAGCGCGACGGCACGGCGCTCGGCCATATCGTCTCGGCCGAGCTCATGTATTCGAACAACCTCGACAAGGTGGAGGTGATCCGGCCGGACGGCCGGATCGAGGATGCCGATCCGGCGATGGTCGGCGTCACCGGCAACGTCAACATCCGGTTCGCCGACACCGTGCTGCTCGACCAGGCGACCTCGGGCGATCCGTGCGAGCTGTCGTTCGGCTGGCGGATCGACGATGACAGGCTGCTGCTCTTCACCGTGCACAGCGCCTTCCTGCCCAAGCCGAAGACTCCGATCCAGGGGCCGGGCGGCATTCAGGCCGCGTTCGCCTGGCAGGCCGCCAAGGACTTAAGCCTCGGCAAGACCTGCACCGCCGTGCTGATCAACGACGTGGCGGCATACTGACGACTGGAGTCCCACCCATGACCAAAGTCAAACCCAAGCCGCCTGGCGGCGGCGCTTCCCGTCTGGAGGCTCCCATGCTCAAGCTCGCCTTCGACCGCGAGCCGTTCTGGCTCGAATTGCTTTCCGGGGTGCGTGCGCAGTTCCGGCCGGTGACGGTCACGGCGATTTTGCTGGCGCGGACTGCCGCAGCCGACGTGCTGCGCGCGGGCGGCGACGACGCAGCCGTGAAGGCCGGCGTCGCCTTCACCCGGTCGCTCGCCCATTCCGGCATTGCCGCCTGGGAAGGCATCGGGGACAAGGACGGCAATCCGGTCGAGCCGACGCCCGACACAATCGATGCCGCGCTTGAACTGTGGCCGCTGTTCGACGCCATCGACCGTCTCTATGTCGCCCCGGCGCTGCTCCAGGACGTCGAAAAAAACGTCTGATCGCCCTCGCCGAATGGCACTTCGGTGGGGGCGAGGGCTATTGCGCCGCGTGTCCTTCGGCCTGCTCCGCCTGTCCCTATCTCGAACACGCGCCGCAAACGCCGGACGGCATTGCCGCCTGGGGCGTCCTCAAGCGGACTGCCGGACAGGTGCGCGCCGCGATGGGCGGCGTTTACGGCCTCGACTTCGCCGCGGTGCTGCTGCTCGCCGACGCCATGGGCGCGCTCAGCACGCTGCTGATCGAGGTGCTTCCCGAGATCGAGCCGATCGTCGTGCGCGCCTATGCACGCGATAGCGGCTGAATGAGCGCCACCGGAATCTGAGCCGCATCCAACAATGGCGACAACCAACGTCTCGATCCGCCTCGGCGTCGAGGGCCAGGCGCAGGTCAAACGCGCCTTTGACGAGATCGGCAAGGCGGGGCAGGATTCGTTTCGCGGCGTCGGCGGAGCGATGGACGCTGCCGGCGCCGCCACCGATCGCGAAACCCAGCGTCTGCAACGGCTCGCCCAGGCGGCGAAGCAGGCGCAGGCGGCGGAAGCCGCGCAGCGCAACTTCAATGCAGCGCTGGGCGTCGACCGTCCCGTGGCGGGATCCGCCCGCGAGTCCGCTCGGGTGTTCGAGGATACGGCCAGGGCGGCAGAGGACCTCGAGGCGCGGACTGCCGCGCTGCGCGCGCAGATCGATCCGCTCGGCGAAGCCCAGCGGCGCATGAATGCGGAGATCGCGGAAGCCGGCGATCTGTTCCAGGCCGGCGCCATCACCCAGAAGGAGCATGGCGACGCGGTCGCGCTCGCGAAGGACCGCTTTGATCTCGCGGCAGGCGCAATCGGCGAGCTCGGACAGAAGTCGAACCTGACCGGCGGCCAGATCAGGGCGCTGATATCGACGTTCCGGCTTGCCTCCAGCGCGACAACCACGGGCGAGGTGCCGCTCGCCAAGTTGACCGTCCAGGCGCTCAAGCTGGGCAAGGCGTTCGGCGCCGATTCCGGCGGGCTCACCGGCATCGTCGGTGGCGTCGGACGCGTGCTCGCCTCGGTGATCACGCCGGCCGCCGCTGCGACCGGCGCCGTAATCGCTGTCGGCGGAGCCGCCGTCTTCGCCTACGACCGCTGGTCGAGGGCGCAGATACAGCTCGAAGTCGCTGCTGCGGGCCTGGGCCGTACCACCGGCGCGACGGCCGATCAGCTCGATCAGATCGCCCGCAGCACGGCCGCGGCGAGTGGGGTCTC